ATCTTTCCACCTACTGTAGAACCTAGATCAAAGTAAGAAGTAGCTGCAAATTGCTCAGGTATTCCTCTATCAGAATAAATTACTAAATCTCCTCTACCTAACCAGATACGACCATCCCAGTTTTCTCCGTATTCATAGTCTGTACGGATCAGTGATGATGCCGTAGCAGACGGTGCTTCCGAAACTAAGAATGTATCGCCCAAGTAATCTATGTACATAGAAGAACCATTCTCTCTAATTTCTTTTAGAAAATAAAAAGTTCCTGTAGTATCTTTAGAATTTTTCATATTCTTAGTTCTATAGATTCTTCTGGCTACACATTGCGGAGGACAAAGAGGAAGTTCTAAATATATTCCATATTTATATTCTGCAGTTTCAGAATTGTCAGGCACAGACCATACTTCGTATTTAGGGGAGCTGAGAGGCGATTCAGCGCCATCTTCAGATATCCAGGTCATTCTATAGCCGTACTGATTTAAAGAGCCGTCAGTGTCACCTAGACCAAGCGTAGAGCCTGTTGATGAAAACCAAGGAGCGCCAGTACCATATTCTAGTTGTTGTCCTTGTTGGTAGTTAGCTTGAACATCTAAAGGAAAAATATCTGGACAAGGAAAAGTAAAAGAAAAATCTCTCCAGTTACCATTACCACCAAACCAGATAGGCTTATCATGTCCGTTTATTATTAGTAGTTTAGATCCGTAAGGAATGTATTGTGTTCCTGCTTCGTTAGCTTTAGGAATATGTCTATTGGAATCTACAGTGTAGATATCTTTGGTGTAAAGAGAAGCGGAAGTGTAATCATCGCCTTGTCCTTTATTTCCAAAGAAATAATATAGATTTCCTCCCTGCTCAACAAAGATGTAAACTTCTCCAGAACCTGGCCTCTTCCAAAAATAAAAAGAATCTACTTTTTGATCAAAGTAGTAAGAGGGTATGGCTGAACCTTTTGCAAAGTTTTGTGGAAAATGCCAATAGGATTGTAATGCTCTATCGCCTTTCCAAGCACCATACTGACTATCCCAACGCATATTAATAACTTCATTTGCAAAGTTAGGTGATGCAGATAGTGAAGTGTTTACACCATCTGCAGGAATAGTTTGTGTTCTTGAACCTTTTACCGCCATAATTAACCTCTATAATGTAACTGAGATACATCAAAGCGAGCTGGACTAGATCCATAGTTAAACTGACCTCTCTGAACTTGGTAGTCAATTTTATCTACATATCTTTTCTCTAAACCTTTAACCTCAGCTTCGTATTTCTTTTCATAGGTTCTAGCCATATCTGCTTGTCCTAATTTTAAATAAATATCTTCTAAGGCTTTGTAGACAATAAGCTGATGAAATTCTACAGGCATATCAGGTACATCTGTTCCTAATACTAGATCCTGTGGCTTTTTCATATAGCGTCTTACACCTTCTCTGTAGATATCAAAGTATTGCGTAATTGTAGGCCCTACGTTTACCCTTGGTACTGTAATGTCATAACCATCTACACGAGGATAAAAACGGATTTGCTGATGCAATCCGTCACGTTCTATGTATCTAGGAGAACCAGAATCTAACTGTGTAGGAGAAGTAATAATATAAGAAGAATCTTCATCGGATACAACAACAGGTTCTAGGTATTTATTATTTAAAGATCTAGTACCACCTTGGGTAACAGCAACCCAACAATGAAGACCTCTGTGTTCTCCAGTCTTTGGATCTAGGTTTTTATTAAAAAATAAAACTTTCCTATAGCCTTCCCACTGTGTTGGTCTTTGGTCTGCAAAGTCAAATGAATCCGCAAAAATCAGCTCATCATTCCAAGAATAAAATGATATTTCTAATGCACCTGAATTACCATGTAGGTGTACGTTTGATGGTTCAGATAGTGGTCCTACTTTGCCGTCTTTAACGAATGCCCAGCAGAATTCATAATAAGTATTATTTGGAAGTGTTCCACCTTCTACATCGGCATTCTCTATTGCAGTTCTTTCTGCAGGTTTTATCTGTACTGTAGGGCTATTAATATAAGCCTCAGCATAAGGCTGAGAATAATCTACACGCATATTAAAGCGTTCTTCTGTAGCTGGAAGAATAGCCGAAGATTTTCCGTAAGGATTAGACATACCAGATACTGTAGTATAAGGATAATCTCTGTGTCCTACATAAAGCAGTTCCAAGCAATCTTGCGGAAGATCATAATATCTTTTTTTAATTCTCCAACCTTCGTAGGCTATAAGGTCTTCACCCATATAATCTTCTGTAAGAATAATATAGCGACCATTTGTAATCTTGGAAATTGTATATTCCATATTTGCCAGTTCTATTATTGCGCCTTCCCAAACGTCTTGTTGGTATAATCTATCAACAGCTACTGACATTTCTACTAATCTTGATCCTGAGAGAACTTGGCATTGTACAGGTGTAGAATAACCCATACCTTCTGTTTCTCTTCCGCTGTACATATCAGGATAAAATTTAAAAGTATCTATCTTAGTGGTAAAGTTCCAACGCTTTTTAGTGTAGATAGAATAGTAAGCGTCATTGATTAGATCATCCAGCTGTTCGTTGTAAGGCTGTAATTCTGGGCTGTAGTCTGTAATGTTTTTTATTTTTTGACGTAAAGCAGTTAGGTTCATAGCAGGATCCTCCTATATATAATAAAAAGTAAAGGGGTAATGACCATGCAGCCACCACCCCTTCTTTAGAACTACGGATAATTTTTTAATTTAATTAGAAGTTCTTGCAGACGTAAACCTCAATGGATTCTGCAGCAGTAGAATTTACTAAAGCAACAGCGATGTAAGGCTTAAGATTTGCGCCAGTAGCGTCAGTTCTAGCACCTGCAACACCTGCAGTAGAAGTAATAAACAAAGCATCACCATCAGCGATGTTAGTTGCAGATCCATCTACCTTAGCAGTACAGATTCCCTTGATACAAACTTTTACTTTTGCTCCAGCAGCTACTGCTTCCAAAGCTACCCCGATAGGGCAGGTATCAGTAGCGTCAGCTTCTTTAACGAAAAGCATTCTGTCTGCATCAGTTTGGCTAAGATCAAGAGCAACAACTGCTCCTTCAGCAATAGCTTCAGCTGCAAGGAAATGTTCGGTTTGGTTTCTGTTAGATGTAGCGTAGCCTACACCAGATTCTAAATAATTAATCACTGTATTTGTTGACATGATTCACCCCCTATTAGTATGTGTCAGCATCAAAAAGAACGCCACAAGATCCCAAGTGATCAGCAATCAACTGCATCTTACAATACAATTGGGCTGCTCTTGCAGTAGATCCAGAAACATTTTCAAATGCAGAAAGAGCGAAGTCAGCATCTTTGTGCATAACCATTTTGATAGCATCAAAGTTAATGAAGTATCCAGACAAAGGAGCAGTCTTAGGACCACCAGAATCCAAAGATTGAGAAGTAACATCAAATCCCAATTCAAGATCTTGTTCTACAACAGCACCACCGAAAGCAATTTGCATTCTTCCAGCATCTAAAGTTTTTTCATTAATATATCTTTCTTGGTTAAACAAGGCTCTTCTATAGTTAGCCATTGCTGCTTCAGAAAGAAGAATAGTATCAATCTCTCCCATAGGAGCTACTGATCCAGCTTTGATAGCCATTTGTTGCATTTTTTGGATACCGTATGTACCGAAAGCACCTTGTACCCATTCAGCTTGGTTTAACCAACCAGTAGCATTTGGGTAAGATTGTTTAGATACACCACCAACTGTATTACCAGAAGCCAACTGATAAGCTGTAGTTTCTGCTTCTAAAAATCCAGTAGAACTTGCATGTCCGTTAAGTGTATTCAATGTGGTAAGAACAGAAGAATTTCCTCTAAGGATTTGTTTATTTACTTCTTTTCTAAGCATTGACATCACAGAGCGTAAACGTGCCTCTAATATCTTTACGATAGCCTTCTCTGAAGAATTCTCAAGCTCTTCTCTACGGGATATAACAATAGGAGCTACGAAATCTGACCACTGGAATATAGCGGGTCTCATCACGTCTCTTACAGACATATCAACACCTTCATATCCGCTTTGGATTAAAGTTGCTGTAGAATGATTTTCCAAAGCCAAAGGTCTTTGAATTTGTGTACCACCATCTTCGTATTCAACGCCACCTTGTTTTTTGGCATTATCTAAGAAAGCAGTTTTTTGGTAAAGCTGATCAACTTCCCCATCTCTAATACTGTAGAGGGTTGATGACAGCAGGTCATTTGAAATAGCCATAATAATTTTCCTCTCTTATGGTAAAAATAATAAATTTCTTTAAGTAAGTAATAAGTTTCTTTGTTACGTGTTCCGTGAGGAATGTACTTAGGAAAGCTATTCCTTACAAGTATTCCAATAAGGAGGTTGTATTCTGGATGCGTTTCCTACAGTACAGAAAATGTAAAATAAATTTTTACACGTAACGGTTTTTTATTTGGTGAAGTATAGGAATTAGCTTCTCACCAGGACATGCAGTAGCCTGCCACATCCTATGCCAAGTAACTTCATTCCAAGTTAGATTATGCTTTTGGAGCAATTCATTTATTAAAGTTTCTAGTGCATCCATCATAGGTTTTCTAGGATTCTCGTTCTCATAATTACCAACAACACAGATCCCAATGCTGTCATGATTTCTAGGTGGAGAATGTGCGCCTTTCTTGTTCTCAGGTCTAGCAACAAAAACTTCATTATTATTTTTTATTATATAGTGGTAGCCAATGTCAGACCAGCCCCTATCTTCTACGTGCCATTTACGAATACGCTCAGGTGTTGTAGAATCAATAGGAGATGCAGAATGGTGAACAACAATATAATTAATCTTTCTCTTTCCTTTAGCCATAGCTTCCTCTTAGTATAGTTGACGGTCCTCGGGGGGACCGTCTTGGTGTAGTCTTCCTAAGTTACCCTATTGGATATTACTTAGAAATATTCTTATGATACTGAAATGCTTCCCATGCAGATTTAAATTGTGGTGTACCAGATGGTGATACAGATTTACCAGAAGAAGTTTTTTGGAAAGTTTCTTTTCTTTCTTGTTTTATTCTTTTGGCTTCTTCCTGTGCATGAATTGCCTTAGCAGTCTCAACCTTACTTTTTACTATATAGTAAGCATCCTCAAGTTTTAGCTCAGGTCTTTCCATAAGCATTTGCGCAATAGGTTTCTTTAGTTCATCAGAGGTAAGATCAGGATGCTCAGCTTTAAATCTTTGCAATTCCATTTGTCTTTGCTCTAACTGGATCTGCTGTTGTGCAGGTTTCATCATTTCTTGTAGCATTAGTGCAGCTTGTTTTTTTATTTCTGCTTGCATACCTGCTTCAGTATATAGATCGTTTTGTGTATCTGCATACTGCTTCATCTGTTCAATCATAGGATTATTTACAGCTAAAGATTTTTGAGATAATAATTCTTGCTTTAGTTGCTCAAGTTCTTTTCTTTGTTGGGCAATGTCTTGTGTCTTTTTAGTATAAGAAGCCCTCATATTAGCTACGTGCTTTCTTACATCTTCAGGCATATGTTCCATCCAATGATGTAGAGGCTTCATACCTTTATGGTTAGCATCTTCCTCAAATTCTGGATAGTCCTCAGAATTTAATTTTAAAAGTTCGTCTATGCTTAGTAATTCTTCTTCAAGAGAAGCCAAAGTTTCTGTAGTCTCACCTGTAGTAACTTGTGTATTTTGGGATGAGACAGTTTCTGCACCTGCAGAAGTATTGTCATTATTTTCCATTTTAAATTCCTCCAATGGATTAAGTTTCTTTTTTGCCACCAGGATTGGTAGTCTTTTTATTTTTAGGCCACAATTTCTTGCAAGCCCAATATGATGCAGTCAGTTTATCGTCTGCTCTATCACACTTATGTCTGGCTCTAAAAGACTTCTTAGCAGAATCAGAATAATTATGCTTGTAGCCTTTCTGTCCAAAGTGAATAAGTTTTTCTTTTCCTTTATCGCAAGCCTTTACCATTTGCTTTTTCTCTGGTCTATCAGAGCGCATAGGTTTATTGCAAGGCATTTTATCTTTATCTGCCATTACTTTTTAGCCCCCTTCTTAGGTTTAGGCTTAGGTGCAAAGCCTCCCTTTTTTTCTTTCATTTGTTTATAGACCTTTGGATCTACAGTGGACTTCTTCTTGGGACGAGAAGTCCCTGCTTTTTTTCTTTTATTTATAATTTCATACAGGCTCATGATTACATCCTACTTGCAAACAGATCGTCCATTTCTTCATCGCCCATAACTTCTTCTTCAGGTTCCATAGGTTCTGGTGCTTCCTCTTCTACATCGGGAGGATTTTGAAGAAAAGATTTAAAGTTCCTATCATTAGCCAGCTTTGACAATTTACCAGCAAGCATCATAATAGCTCTGTCATCATTAATATCTTCCATCATAAAATCCATTTCTTCGTCTATTACATCGTAATCTACAGCCATGTTAACTGCACCTTGGAACATAGCAAGGATACGAACAAAGTCTCCAGGAAAAGTATTTACTTTATCTGAGAATTTGGGGTAGTTAGGTTCTTGATCAAATGCAGGTAATAATTTATTTGTTGCATCTACCAAGCGGTTCATTGCATTTGCTGAGAAGTCACCAGTAGGGGCCATCTGTGCAAACATTTCATCTTCAGATTGCTCTGCAGTTGAGATTTCTATTTCCATATCCATAGCAGGTTGAACTTCTGCATTAGGCATTTTATTTTTATATTCCATAGCCATAAGGCCCTCCATTAGTGTTTTATTGAACTATCGTAAATTTTATCTAGATTTCCTGAGACTGCATCTTTAGCAGTCCAAGTTTCCATTACAGCATCTTCTTTGCTTTTACCAGAAGCAACAAGCGATTGGTATTTAGATTCCAAAGCATCTTGCTGAGCAACTTTTTCTTTTTGTTTATTAACTGCATCGTCATACCACTTATCTCCACCTAAGTCGGAAAGAGGAACGAATCCTGCCTTCTCCATTATTTGTCCTTCTTCTTTTCTAGACTTTACATAGCGCCCTAAAGAAGCAGAAAAATATCCTCTGGCATCACAGCCAGAACCTGTAGATTCACCTGAGATACCAAACGAACGGGGCAATTGTTTATAAATATTTTGAGATCCACAGCCTTCCATCTCATTCCATTCTGCATCTAGCCAAACTTCTGCTTGACCACAATGCGTAACTTCCTGAAGATTAGTTTCCTTTGTTTGGGGATCATATTTATATTTTAAAAATACTTCTGCATTACTTCCGCAATCTGCACAAGTGTATCTAAATGCTGGCATTAGGCTCTTCCTCCTCTAGACATAAGCATTTGGCTTAACTGTTCTGCAGGTAGTTCTCCTGCAGGGCCTATATCGCCTTCTGAAGGCATTTCACTAGGCATCCCTTGTGGTAAGCTGGCTTGGGGTTGAGGAGGCGCTTGTTGTACATCCATGAACGATTTAGGTAGGTCATACAATCTAATGATTTCTTCTTTTATTTTTTCTGCAGGCACACCATACTGTATAAGCTGAGGAGCCAACATAATTAAATTATTTTTCTTGATAGAATCCGATAGTGGTGTAGAGGATTGGTCAAGGGCTACAATTTTAAACTTTGCATCTAGATCAGATACTGTGATGATCTTTGGGAGATCATCTATCTCAATAGTTGCAATCTCTCCTTCTTCGCAAAGTAAGGATACAGTTCTTAGATATGCTCTTGCCAATAATTCTATTGCAGAATCTTTTTCTCTTGCTAACTTTCCGATCTCTGATGCACTGTATTGAGCTAATGCAGTAATCTCTGTAGCGGTTGCTTTTGTAGCTTCACCTCTAGAGAAAGGAGCAAGAATAGATCCTCTATTTATATCTTGTTCAATCTGTCCTAAGTATCTATCAAAATTTGTAGATATAGGTTCTACGTGTAATGGGCGAATAATTCCTTCTAAAGATTGTTCATCCACAGCAATCATAGCTCCATCAATACCAGCAGTAATCTGAGCTAAAGCCTCTGGATCTAAAGAACCTTCTTTATAAATATATTGCCTAGAATCTCTACGCACAGCATTTGCCCAGTAGGTTCTAAGAATATTCTTTTCAAAAAACTGATCGTATACACGAGCTACTGCAGAAAGACCACACATAGGTCTTTCAGGTTTTCTAGCAAAATAAATAGGGCAGATAGGAGATAGTGGTTTATCGTCATAGGTACGCAAAGGTATCTGAGATTTTTCTAATAATTTATCTCCGTTAGACCAATTGGGTGACCAGATGTAAAGATGATCGTAAGCAAAGTCGTATAGCTCAACCACTTGTATGTACAGGTATTCATCAGGTAAGGAATTTAATTTTCCATTATATTTTCCTTTGGCCACATCGGTGTCAAAGTAATCTACTTTAGGAATAGCTTTAAATTCTTTGTTTCCAAACTTTGCCTTAGCCTCTGGTACAGTAAGGTAGTATACGTGGCCACAGAAGCGCTGAGAATCCCAAGAAGAAGCATCCATATCTGTTATTACTTCCCAAGGCGGTAAAGCCTTTATAGCCACCTTCTCAAGCATATCCTCAGACTTAGTGTCGTATAATTTTAAAAAAGAATTTGGGTAGATAAGTGCAAGACGAGATGCGATCTCAATCTGCTCACGTTTTTCAAAAAGAAATCTATTGACTACTTCCTGTGCCATAGCAGCATTTCCTTCTGTCATGGAAGGATCTTTGCCTACAGCTACAGCAGGAGATCTAGAAAATAAACTGGCAATAAATCCTTCTACGTAAGAAAAGCAATCTGCAGTTTCTACACGGATCATTCCATCGTCTACATTCTGTCCTTCCCAGAAGCGGTTCTCATAAGAATTTTTAAATCTTTTTAGTTGTGGCTTCAGCTGGTCAAAGTAGTCTTCGTGTTCTGTAAGTATGGTTCTGATAAGCTGTACCGCTTGTTCATTAGTTCTCATAGGATTGCCCTCATATATATAAAAAAGTAAAATGTTTAGTATCTTCTGTGTGCAGATACAGATGCGCCAGCAGTTTGTCTAATGCGTTCTGCTTTTCTCTCTATTATCCAGTCTGGCAAATAAGCCTCAGTTTTTAATCTTATTGCATCTAAGCACCAACAAGCAAGAGCAAGGGCCATAGCCGAATCGCTGTGTCCTTCTTTAGAAGAATCTAAAAATTTTATTCTTCCTCTGTCGTCTGTCTGTATCGTTCTCAATTCTGCAGCTGTTGTAGAATCCACTACATTGATCTTGCCCGACTGTATTTCTTTTTTTAATTTCTCAAACAGTAGAGGCTTGGACTTGGCGGTTGTAAGAAAATCTTTTCCATCTTCTTTCCACAAACGTGTACAGCCTTGATGTCCTAATTCGTTTATTGTAGCCAGCCCATAGTTGTTTGCTTCCACAAGAATTAGGGCGGAATTGTACTGCTCAGATATTTCAAAAATATAATCTGCTAACTGTATAGGGCTTACCTGATTAGATCTCCATATACACACAGGATTATTGGTGCGCTTAGACATTACACAAATTACAGAATAATCTCTGTTTACCCCACCGCCTACGTCTACACCAATAGCATACGCATCTGATCTATCTGGCTCTGCAAGGGTTAACCATTCGTCACCATCGTGGGTGACGATAGAAGTATTCTCAAAATCTTTATAATTAAAATATGTATTGCCAGCTATCCTATACGCTTCCTCTAAGGTAGTAGGATATTCTCTGGTAAACTTTTCTATTCCTAACTTACCTACTTTGCGTCTGCGCCATTGAATCTGCTCAAGGGTTACACCGTTGTTCTCTACTAAAAAGTTCTCGTATTCCGTTAGGTCATCTTCTTCTACTGGATTCTCAGAAGTATATTCTGCATGCTCATACCAAGGAAAAAATAAATAATTCCATTGCGTTTGCTTTATCTCCCATGCTTTTATTTCTTTATGCAGGCAGTCATTGTAGTAATTAGCTGTAGATTCTATAATTATTTGTCCATCATTTACTGCGGCTAATGCTGTAGCTTTTAATTCTTCTGGATCTTCAGCGAACGCATATTCGCTTATATGGATCTTTGTAGCTGTGAAGGAACGTAACCCACCCTGCTGCGTAGAAGCGGCTGCAATGATCTTTCCTCCGCCTGCAAATGCAAACTGTGTAGTGTTGTCTATCTCTAGTGGGCGCTGAAGAGCAGTGGGCAAAGAATAATAAAAGTTTTTATACATCTTTAGGATCTGCTTTGAGGATTCCAACTTATAACTTAGGATAGCATAAGTCACTGGTTCAAGAGAGCGGTAAGCTAATGCAAAGAGATAAGC